TTAAGAACCAAGATGGCAGTATGAGAGATATTAATAGTGTCTTTATGGATTATATGAAGGCTATTGATGGTGCTGGTTCAAAACAAGAGAAGTTAAGATTAGCAATTGCTGCCTTTGATTCGGAGGGTGGTAATATGGTCAATATGTTAGGTGATGGTATTGCTGGTCTTGTAGGGATGCGTGAAGAAGCACACAAGTTAGGTGTGGTGTTAGAAGATAATACAATTAAAAAAGCAACTAAGGCAGATGATGCTTGGGGTCGTGTAAGAATCCAATTCAAAGCAATCGCTTTAATAGCAAGTGCACAATTAGCACCTGCTGTTAAAGAAGTCGCTGATAGATTGAGTGCGTTATTATCGAATAAAGAAGTAGTTCAAGAGTTAACAGATGCATTCAAGTCATTAGGAGATGGGCTAATATCATTTGTTAATTTTGTCACTGGTATTAACTGGGGTTCAATATTCGAAATAAGTGCTATCACAGCATTAACTTTTGCAATTAATACACTGCGAAAAGCATTGTTTATGATATCTAAAGAACAAACTTGGAATGTAATAGGTGGCAAAACATCATATTTAAGTGGTGTATTCGAGAACTTCGGAGACAAAGTAAGGTCCCTCTCAAAAAGTGCAGGTTGGGGGGCGTTGATCTATTATCTACTAAACCTGGGTGATGCGTTTAGTCATGCGGCTTTCTTTGCGGATTTATTCGGGGTGGAACTTGTTGATGTTGATAAGAAATTAAGGGCAGTCGAAAAAAGTCATGTTGGTTTTTGGGGAGTGCTAGGAAACTTCTTCACAGGTAACTCCACATTATTATCTCTCCAGGGTGAGACGATGCAGGAATACGCTAATCGTGCTATGGTAGCCGTCGATGCAAAGAAGAAGTTAGATGCAGCAATGTCAGAAAAGGAAACAGAAACTACGACACCAGCACCCCTACCAAAACTACCAAAACTACCAGATGATGTTACTGATGATATGAGTACTCATATAGACAAATGGACTGATTATCGTGATGCAGTTCGGCGGACCACAGAACAATACTTACCACTTAAAACTGCTACTACTGCATATAATAGTAATGTAAAACAATTATCCTATGCGTTAGAACAGGGAATAATCACATCAAAAGAACACGCAACGGCAATGGGCAATCTTAATACTGAATACGCTGAATTTGCTGGCATTATACCAATGGTGTCCGATGAATTAGGTGATCAGGAAGAGAAGGCAAAAACCTATGCATCTGCATGGAAAGATGCATTTACTGAATACAAAAATGCTGCATTTGATGCGGCTAATGAAGCCAAGACAATATTCAATTCAGTAGCAAAATCAATGGAAGATGCTATATTTAACTTTGCTAAAACAGGTAAAATGAACTTCAAATCATTTGCCCAATCAGTTATTGATGACCTATTAAGGATACAAAGCAAGAAATTAGCGGCTAATATAATGGGTGGTGTGACTAATCAAGGGAATAATGGGTTATTTGCTGGGTTATTTGCTGGTGGTGGTGTGATTCCATCTGGTAGATATGGAGTAGTAGGTGAGGCAGGTCCAGAACTAGTACAAGGACCAGCAAATGTAAGCAAAGCAGGTAATGCAAGCGTTACATATAACATTAATGCTGTAGATGCACCATCATTCCAATCATTAATTGCAAGAGATCCAGCATTTTTATATGCAGTAACAGAACAGGGCAGAAGTACATTGCCATCATATGGATAAGGAGATTAAATTATGAGTTTTCAATGGATATTTGATAACGCTGAAAAAATATCAGTTAGTAATAGAGAGATAGTAGGACAAACAATTTCAAGAAATGGAACGGTAAGGGCTACCTCAAGAGGAAGTGCAGGTACCACATTCACAATCCAATTACCCGATGGTATGCCATGGGAGGCAATTGCTTCAAACATACAACTAATTGAGAATGCTAATAAATTCACTGTGGAAACAGTTGCATTTACAAACACAGGTTATACGGATTGGATACATAATGGTATGTTAACACCAGGACAAACTTGGGATGTTATTTGTACTACAATGCCACAATGGACTATATTCCAACGAAATCAAGTTAGTTGGAGTGGTTCGTTTGTATTCAATGAGAACTTAGTATGATTGATTTAAGTTCATATTCAGGTGTTGAATCAGCAGTCTTCATCAAATGGGTTATTCCAAATTTTGAAACCGCATTACTGAGTGATTATAATATCCCAATTACATTCGGTGGCGATACCTATGTATCTATTGGGAGTCTACTTAATATGAGTGGCACTACCTCTGAATTAAAGGCAAGTAAATCACAATTGAGTATATCACTATCAGGTATACCAACAGCAAACGTGAGTGATATACTCGATAATGAGATCAAAGGATCATCATTAGAAGTATATCGGGGGTTGTTCGACCCATCTTCACATGCATTACTCCCCCTCCCAGAGAACCCAATATTAAATTTCAAAGGAATAGTAACCAATTATGGTATCACAGATGATGTGGATGTGGTATCTCAATCAGCAACCAATACCATTACCATTACTTGTAATAGCATAGTAGAAGTCCTTGCAAAGAAAGTAGGTGGCAGAAGAACCAACCCAGTTGACTTTCCCGATGAAGGTAGTATGAATAGAGTACAAACCTTATCTAGTTCAAATTATAACTTTGGAGTACCAGGGTGAGTTTTTTTAGTAATGCATTCAAATGGTTGGGTGGTAATAGTCTTGGTGCTAACTTAGCAAAAACAGCCATATTAGGCTACACATCTAGGTTATTGAGTGATAATGTGAATGACACCACATCTACCGAAGCGATTGATGAGGGTGTGAGATTACAACTTAATCCAAGTACTGAAAATAAGATACCTGTGTTATATGGAGATGCTTATTTTAGTGGGAATATAACTGATGCTTCATTGAGTCCTGATTACAAACAAATGCGATACTGCCTCGCATTGTCTGAATTAACAGGCAATACACTTGATGCAACCCCATCTACCTATACATTTAACGATGTGTATTTTAATAATAACAGAGTTGTATTCAAAGCAGATGGATTTACATTAGACCATACCATTGATAGTAGTGGCAATCAAGACCCAAGTGCAGAAGACCTAATAAAAGTCTATTTGTATAAAGAGGGGACTGCATTAAATGGTGGTCCATCCCCTGAAACATTATTAACTCATTGGACTAATCACCCAATGACAAACCTATTATATGCAATTGTAGAAGTGAATTACAATCGTGCTAAGAATGTCACTGGATTACCACAATGTATATTCCATATATCAAATAGTTTAGATATGCCAGGCGATGTGTTAAATGATTACATGACTAATACAAGTTATGGTGCTGGTATAGATACAGGTGACATAAGTGGGTTAGTAGAACTTAACGCCAATGTATTGAATGGATTTACATACACAGATGCAAGTGGCAGTCAGCAAGTAGGACAGACAAGAATAAATGGTTTGGTATCCACTACTACTAATGTATTGACGAATATAGAAGCGATGACAAAGGCGTGTAGTTCGTGGTTGAGTTATGACATACATCAAGGTAGGTGGGTCGTTATAATCAATGAGAGTGGTGCATCTACAGCCTCATTCACGGATAGTAATATCATTGGTGAAATATCCGTGAGTGGGTCATCTTTAACTGGTCTATATAATAGTGCAGAAGTTAAGTATCAGAACACAGATATATTAGATAAGGCAGATTTTGTAAGGATTGATATTCCAGCAGGTGATTTATTTGCCAATGAACCGAACAATACTGTACAGATCGTATTACCTTTTACTAATAAACAAAGCACAGCATTAAAAGTTGGCTTGATTGAGTTAAAACAATCCAGAATTGATAAGATTATTAGTTTCAAATCAGATTACAGTTACCTGAATGTAAAAGCAGGTGATTTGATTGATGTGACTTCCCCTGCATTCAATTACACAAATAAAGTATTTCGAGTAGTTAATGTCAAAGAAGTAGAAACCAATAATACTATAGTATTAGACTTTAAGTGTATTGAATATGATGCTGATGTATATACATATGATATTGCTGAATATGAAATTGAGACCGATGATGGACTATTAAGCATTGGTAGTATAGGTAAGCCTAATACACCAACAGTAACCAATAATGACACCGGATCAAACCCTCATATATTAATGGGGAGTGTAGTTCCAAGTGGTATTGTTGATGAAATGGAATTTTGGGTAACACATGATACCTCAGTACCCAATGATTATGATAGAACATATGTCAAAGTAGGTACGCAAAGCAATACAGATGGTAGTACTTATACTGAAAATCAAGCAGTTAGTTATCAATATGGTCAATTAAACCAAGGTGATCTATATGTAAAAGTAAGGGGTATGAACAATATCACTTCTGGTCCATTTAGTGATCCAAGTGGGTTGATTGCATATGTTCCTGTTCAAGAACCAGACAATATACCTGATGGGGTATCCATTGGTGGACAACTAATGAGTTTGGGGATTATGACATTATTAAATAACTTAGATGTCTTATTTGATGGCGATCCCAATACAAGTCTAGTTGATGCGATATTAGATGACTTCTTCCCAAGTCGCAATCCAGCAACACCAATGGATGAACAAATAAAAGAAAGTTTAATCAATGACCAAGGGTTTATTGATGGGGTGTCAGCAGAATTACCAGACCCACCTGCACCACCTGCACCACCACAACTGATAACTGAATTAAGTGATGTAGACACAACAACCGTTGCACCTGTATCCAATGATGTGTTGTATTGGGATGGAGTAAATTGGGTTCCTGGCGCAATTGACCCCGATGGACAATTACCAGACCCAATATATGGGTGTATTGACCCTACTGCATTAAATTATGATGCTGGTGCTACACACGATGATGAGAGTTGCTTATACCAATGCTATATGTCATTCATTGCTGCTGCCCCGAATATAAGTATATCACGAGATAACGAAGCACCATATACAGGTAGTTATTTTGTAAGATTCACACCTCCATCAGCAGCATATAGTACAACGACATTCACATTATTAGCAGGAAATATAAAATTATATAGAAGTGATGGGACGTTAGAACAATCAATATTAGCAAGTGACTGTATTCTACATAATAAAATTTTAGAAATACCGTTCGCTGATAGAACCTTATCAACCGATTATTATATTTTAATTGATGATGGTATTATAGCAACTGCCTGTACTACCTGTAATGGGTTAACAACACACTTATCAACGGGAATATCAACCCCAAGTTGGACATTCACAACATCGGAATTTGAAAATCATAGATTTGAATTAAGTGGTGACGATGTGGTAGATGTATTGAATGGCAATATTATAGTTTTAAATGGAGGTCTGCCAACATATAACACCGAGACGACTACTGATTATATCGGGTATGATACATTTACAGTTGATGTTCCAGGCAATGATATTAATGAGTTAGAGGCAGGAGTTACCCCAACATTAACTTATGCATCCTCACCAAAACCAGAAATAATAGTCACAGGTAATGTATTAGTAAAAGACCCATCAGGTGCTGTTGTGCAAACATTAAGTCCTGTATCAAATGATGGTCAAGTAGTAACTCTAACTGATTTAGATGATTCTGTAATCCAACTAAATACGTCATATACACTTACGTTCCCATTCGGTTTTTTAACTAATCCTGATTGGACATCTACTGATACATATTTTGATTTTTGTGGAACACAACAAGGTGTACCTGTAGATACACCTATGGATGGCATACAAAGTCCATTGTATTCAACATCATTCGCATATCTTAGTGATGTGAAATTATCAGTGATGCAATACAGGGTGTCTATTGGGGCATCAAATGCAGCACAAACAATAGAAACATTTGATGTTAATGAATATACGACTGGTGTGGTTATTGAAGAATCAATCGAAATTTTATTCAATAAAAATATAAGTGAGTCATCCGTAGGTAATTTTAAATTATATAACGGTTCTGGGTCATTAATTCAATCATTTAATACTACAACTACATTTAATAATAACCAAACAGATAGGATTATAAGTGAAACAAATAGTTCTGTCGTGTTGGATTTAACCTATTATTTGGATTATAATACTGAATATTATATATTAATTGATTTCAGTGCAGTATTAGATGATGGTGGTGGTTCACAACAAGGAACACCATTTAGTGGCTTAACAGATGTGAATGGGATAAGGTTTTTGACAGATGATGGTCCTTCTATTATGGAATCAGGACAGAATGATGGTGTATTAGATACAATTGAAATGGAATTTGATAGACCTATACAAAAAGGTAGTGGGGTTGTCACGGTAAGAGATGACCAAAATAATATAGTCCAAACATTTGATGTGACTGACCCATCCGTGACAATCGAGGAATAAAATGAGTAAATTAATAGTAGATATAGATGAGGGATTATTCAATGAGGGGGTTGATTATACAATTGAACTACCTGCTGGATTAGTGGAAACAACGGGAGTTGTCGCTTTTCCAAGTCTAGCATTGACAACTGTTGCAAGACCGGCTTGGACAGGTGCTTCGGCTATTGATGTCACAACGGGGGTAATGTTTGATCCGTCTAATGTAGGTGTGACGCACAGAGGTCGTTCAGTAATTGATACCGATGCATCAGTGGAATATATCAATGGTGGATATGGCACTACTCATATGGTTTATGATGATGATCAAATCGTTATAGAAAGCAATACCGCAAATGCACAAACAGGTTGGGTAATGCACGTTACTAATACAACTGATTCATTGGAATTTGAAACTACTTTAGATAGTTCTAATATGCCAAGAACACTAATAGTTCCTGATACCTTGCCTATTGTTATTAGTTCAAATTCAAGTGTAGGTGATGTAGTCGGTGAAACAGAACATTATGAATTTATATACGGGAGTATGTCATCCACATATGATTTTGATGACTTAACCACAATGAATATACGAATTAATTTTGATGATAATATCCACTATATGGGTTCGGCTCGTATCCGTGGTACTGGGAATGTACTTATTTACAATAGCCTAGGACTGTTACATCAAACAATCACTCCTGCTGAATGTACTAGAACTATACAAACACATCCAACATTAGATTTTGTGGTTACAGGGATATCTGAAAGTGAGACATATACTATAACATTAGAGGACGATGTTTTTGAAGCAGCAGTAAATTTACAACTCCCAACGAATTATATCGGCAATGCAGAGATGTTAAATATTACATCATTCACAATGGGTGTCCACGATGTGATGTGCGAGATAGATGTGAATTACGGTGACTGGGTATCTATTTTCAATGAGGGAGAGTATTATGTAGATTGGGGCAATGGAACTTTTCAGTTATATAATACCAATGACACCCGTTCTACCACAATGTCTAACCTTGTTAGGATAAAGACATATAGTTCATCATTAAACCCATTAACTAAACTAGAAATCAAAGGGAATGGTGTACTCAGTATTGATTTGGATTGCGGAACACTTCCTTCCCTAGATAATTTTTGTTTTAACGATCATTCCCATTCGACAATGAATTTGTCTAACTTAACCACTGTTAATCTGTCTGGTGCAATCAATGTAACTTCTATGGATTCCGCATTTTATATGTGTAGTTCGTTACACACTGTTAATCTATCTGGTACAATCAATGTAACTTCTATGGATTCCGCATTTTATATGTGTACTTCATTAACATCATTCCCATTAATAGATACATCAAGTGTAACTTCTATGACCAACACATGGATGAATTGTTATTCATTAACATCATTCCCATTAATAGATACATCAAGTGTAACTTCTATGACCTACGTGTGGTCGGGTTGTTCTTCGTTAACATCATTCCCATTAATAGATACATCAAGTGTAACTTCTATGACCGGTGCATGGAAGTATTGCCATGCATTAACATCATTCCCATTAATAGATACATCAAGTGTAACTTCTATGACCGGTGCATGGAAGTCTTGTACTTCATTAACATCATTCCCATTAATAAATACATCAAGTGTAACTTCTATGACCTACGCGTGGTCGTGGTGTACTTCATTAACATCATTCCCATTAATAAATACATCAAGTGTAACTTCTATGACCGGTGCATGGCACTATTGCCGTGCATTAACATCATTCCCATTAATAAATACATCAAGTGTAACTAATATGGACTACGCATGGGAGTTTTGTCATGAATTAACATCATTCCCATTAATAGATACATCAACTGTATTTTATATGATAGGTGCGTGGTTGGGTTGTTCTTCGTTAACATCATTCCCATTAATAAATACATCAACGGTTGTTGCGATAGCCAATACGTGGTTGGCTTGTTCTTCGTTAACATCATTCCCATCAATAGATACATCACGTGTACATTATATGTACGGTGCGTGGGAGGGTTGTTCTTCGTTAACATCATTCCCATCAATAAATACCTTTAGGGTTTGGACAATGGGTTCCGCATTTAGTGGCTGCACTTCATTGGTTTGTATACCCAACTTGTTTACTATAAACACATGGGATAATTGGCAAGGTACAGAGGAATTATTTTATAACACCCCATTATTACAACAACCAGATGCATCCGCACAAGCAGATTTAACCAGTGTAAATGGTGCAGATTGGACAAACGCTAATCCGTGTCCATAAACACAAAACATAAATATGACAATACAAGGAGATTAACATGTCAGCAAGCAATTATTTAGAAAACGAAGTACTAGACCATATCTTAGGAGAAGGGACTAAAGATTATACAGCACCAACCCTATATATTGGGCTATTAACTGGAATCACCGATGGTGAGACTGGTAATGTAAACGAAGTACCATCAACCTTTGGGTATCAAAGAATGGGTGTGAACTTTGCAGATGCCGTAAGTGGGGTAGCACTTAACTCCTCAACTGTTACCTTTGGACCAGCCAATGGTGGTAATTGGGGTGTCATTACTCATATGGCAGTCTATGATGCAGAATCAGCAGGTAATGTGTTATTTTATGGGGCATTAGCGATCACTAAGGATGTCACAGATGGTGATACATTCCAAATCAATCCCAATGCTGTTAGTATTTCATTGAATTAGTTCCACATAAACTGCAAAAATAGGGTATAATAAGGGTGATATCCAATTATGGGTATCATCAAAAGGATTATATTATGAACT